GTTTACGGTTTTACCAACATACAGCTTACCGCTGCTGTCGATGCGCATGGCTTCGGAGGCGTTGTTTGTAGCAAACGCAAGCGCATCATTACTGTGCGTATATTGAATATAACCCGATGCGTTACTTCCTGCGTCAGCAAAGAATAAAGACGCAACCGCCGAACTCCCCGTTGCAATTGTTAACCCTGCGTTTCCAGCACTATCTAAGATTAATTCGTCAGCCGAACCTGATATAGCCGCACTAGATGAACCACTGCCAATGTGCAATTTGCCACTGGGGTTGGTGTTGTTGATGCCAACATTACCGCTGCTGTCGATACGCATATGCTCCGTTGAGCCAAACTTAAATACAGTCCCCGCAGCAAGACCCTCAATGACACCAAAAGTTGTGTCTCTGGCGGTGTTCATCCATTTTAGGTCTAACGATTGACCCAGTATGACATCTCCACCTGAAATATCCAAAGCACCAGCAGGCGAAGTCGTCCCAATGCCCAAACTCTCAGCACTACTGTCCCAGAAGAACTTTGCCGTGGTGCCTGTGTCCTCGTAAAAGCTGATGTCGCCGTTTTCAGAGGCGTTAAATATGTTCCCTGTTCCACCACCATGAGTGATGCCAAAAGATGTGGCTCCTTGGTCATCGTCATTATCAATGTCAATCCGCAGACCCTGCTTTACGTTAATAAAATTATTACCCGTTGTGCCTGTGAAATTAATGCTGGCGTTATTAGTTTCTAATGTCAGCCCATCGCTGGTCAAAGTACCCGTGATGTCTACGCCTGTGCTGGTGGTGGCGAGTTTAACTGCGTTGTCGTAATAAAGGTCAATTCTTCCATTCTCGACGCAGTTCATGAATAGCTCGTTAGTTATATTACCACGAAGCTGAATGTTGGTGCCACGCAACATTAAGTTGCCTGTTCCTTTATCATGCACATAACTATGAGACCCATCATGGTAAATCTCTAGGTCAGACCCTGCGCCGAAGATGGCTTTGTCGTCGTCGCCGAAGGTAATGTCTGCGGTTGTGCTTGCGCCTGCTAAAGATGCGCTGGCGCTGACTGTCAGGCCAGTCAAAGTGCCGACAGACGTAATGTTAGGCTGCGCGGCAGTTGCCAACGTACCAGTAATGCTTGTGTTGGCTGTCAGCGTTGTAAACGTACCAGCGCCCGCAGTTGTGCCGCCAATCGTTACACCGTCCAACGTACCTGAGTTAATATCAATGCCAGTGACAGGCGTAGTACCGTCAAGCAGATCGTCAACGCTATCCCAGTTCCCATTAAGGTAGCCGCCCCAATCGTCCTCGTCCGCACCGACGACTGGTTTATTAAAGCTATACGTTGTGGTTGTTGTTGGCATATCTATCTCCTATGCGGCATCAGCCCAAGTTTCGCTTGCAGCCGAAGCATCTGTCCATGTTTCCGATGTAGGGGGAATGGCAGACCAGCTATCGGTCACGCTTGATGCATCTTGCCATATTTCGCTTGCAGGATCAACCTCTGTCCAAACTTCAGCCGTGCCAGCAAGCGGCTCCCACTTCTCAATCGCATTGCAAACCGTACTGCAAATAGTACCAATAGCAGCGCTGCTGAACTGCACGCGATTTACCGTTGCAACATTTGTTGTAACGACAGCCACAGTTGGGGCAATGCTCACGACTGTCACAGCATTTGCTGCAACGCTTGCACTAGACGTTACCGCAGCCGCGCTTTCTCTAACTCTAGTCGCAGCGCATGTATTACTTGCGGCAATGCTAACAGCCGCGCTTTGTTCGCGTACACGTTCAACAGATGCTGCACCAGTTGCGCTAGATGCCGCTGCAGCATCGCTCTCACGCACGCGTTGGGCAGCACTTGTGGCAGACGCGGCAATGCTAGACGTTGCGCTGACTTCACGCACACGCTGCGCATCAGAAGCATTGCTTGAGCTAGACGCAACGATAGACGCAGCAAGGCGCACACGCACAACAGCAGATGCCGTTGAGGTAACGCCGATAACAATGGCTTCGCCTTCTTTGAAAGCACCGCTGACGCCATACGCCTCAACGCCATATAAGCCTTTGCCGTAAGCGCTGCGGTACGTTACGTCAGCCATTTATTTAGTCCATCGTAATATCGAGGTCATTCGCTGGCAGGCGTAAAACATCGCCTGTGTCAATCGCCTTGCTTGTTGTCAGCGCTGCATAGGCAATTAAGTTGCCCGCTGTAGAGGCATCGTAAACCCCAACGTGCGTAACTGTGCCATACGATGCTGTCGCCGTAGGAAACTCAATCGCAGCCGTATTTGTCGCGGTATTGCCTGATACGCTGAACGTAACGCTCTGACGCGCATATGCTGTGCCAGATGTGCTAACTTCAGTGCCTGACGCATCTTCTGCTGGGTTAGATGTAAACAGCGCGACATAGAATGAACTTGGGCGCGTAACGGCATCGCCAGTAAAAAGCCACGTCAAAACGCGTGTTTCGAATAGATTGGATAGCGACATAATTTATCTCCTAATAAGCGCGAATACGCATTCTTCTTCCTGATCCGCCGAATTTGCTACTTTCGCTATCGGCGTTAATGCTATCAAGCGCACTTTGATAAAGTGCTGCAAAGCCTTGAACCCTTGCATCGTCTTTAAGATAAAAGGTTGAATGCACAAGCGCACCATAGAGATACGCATCAGGAAAATACTCCAAAACCCAATTTGACGCATTGCTGTCAGACAGCGCAGGTATCCGTGAGTAATAATAAAGCTCTGCGTTGTACGTTCCGTCAGGCGTGGGGTAAACCTCAATCTCGCCAGCAGTGATCGCATAGTAATGCGGCTTGCCTGTCGTATCTGCATTGCGGTAGCGACGATCCAACATTTCGCTTTGGCTAATCAGTTCTAGCGGCGAAGTGTCATTTGAGGTAATATAAAAACGTATTGCCTCAAGAAAATCAGCAGGGATCGCGCTGTACTGCGTGTCTAGCTCAGCCGTGCTGCGCTTTTCCTGACGCCAATGCTTTACGCGGCGCTGCATGTCAGCTTCAGCCAGCGTAATAAAATCAGGAATGGCAGACGTTAAATCATCGCGGTTCAGAAAATCCGCGATGCTCGTTTTTAGTTCTGCGTATGTTGTAAGTGCCATTAGTCTAGCAATCCTCTCTCAAACCGACGCTGCTCTTCGCGCACTGGCTTTTCTTGGAAGTAATCAAAAACTCCCTGCATTATGCCAACTTTTTGCCCCTCTGGCAAAAAAAGAGAACGCATGGCATTTGACGCCAACTTTCCATATTCACCCTGGCTATATGGCTCTAAAAGCTGATTTGCGAAATATTCCTCACCTGCCTCAGATGTCTCAGGATAAAACCGACCAGCAGAAGCGCCAGCACGAGGGCCATGCTGCTCCATCATACGACGAGAATAATCATACTGACCGCTTGTCGCAGCGCCTTGCAGCTCCTCAACAGCGCGTTTCATAGTGGCATCTGAATACTTGTAACGCTCAGCGTCACTATCATCCACAATATAAGGCGTGCGGAAGTCACCAGTCAGATCGGCATATATTCTGCGATAATCCATCTACCACTTAACCTTATTCGCCCAATACGCCGCAGACATTTTGCCCTTGGCAATGTTCTTCGCATGACGCGCTTTGAACGACTTCGCACGCTTCGTCATCGTCTTATCGCCCGTCTTGCCCTGCTGACCAAACCGTATCGTCTTCGTCTTGTCACCCTCTTTCGCCACGACAACATGGCTCTTTGTCGGATGGCTTGGCGTTCTCTTTGGCTTATTATAACCAGAAACGCCAACACGGCTCAGTTTAGGGTCTTTCGCCATTACTTCTTTTTCTTCTTCTTTGCCTTAGCCTTAGAAACAGCTTTCAGATCAGCAGCCGTAATCTTCTTGCGATTTCCCGCCATTGCTGCAAGTTTCTTCTGTTTCGGACTGTACTTACTATAAGGCATCACTTTTTCTTTTTCGCTGGCTTCTTCGCCGTTTTTGCCGCCGCTTTGAATGCTTTAGAAGTCGGCGCTCCCTTGCTGCCTGGCTTCCGCATCGCTTCACCCGAACCAGCCTTAATCCGCTTCCGTTTGGCGTGAATGTTGGCATAAAGCCCCTTCTTAGCTCCTGGCATTACTTTCTCGCTTTCGCCATGCACTTGCCCTTACGAGCGCACGCCATCGGCGTTGGGCAGCCCTTGCAAGGCTTAAACTTAGGCGCAGCGCCCATCTTTTTACCATATGCCATAAAAACCTCCTATGTTGCACCGACCATAGCACACTTATGCTATGCCACGCAAATTCCTTCTCAATTCGCCCCGCCATGTACTCATAGGCCCAGACAGAGCCATCGCCGCGTCTGACGCCATTGTCAAGCAAACAGCATCTGCCAAGTCAGGTGATCTTAATCCTCTGCGCCTCATCTGATCCTTGCTCTCAGCCGCCATCTTGCCAGACGACGTAAACGAATACCGAATGCCTGTCAGATCAGCCAAAAGCTCATCATCTTGCGGCAACTTGCAAGAACGATCCTCCAACCATGCCTTTGTCTTAAACCACAGCTCAGTTCTCAAATTATTGTACGTTTCGCCCATAGACGGACTTTCAGCCACATTCACACCCCTCACAGGCGCTCCAAGCTCACGCAAACGATCAACAACGCCAGAGCCGACGCCAATGCTGTCAACCAATATCTCTGACGGCCTGTTGCTCGGATTTAGAGCCTCATACTCTGCCATCACACGACCAACTGTCTGCATCAAGTCTAGCCCACGCCACGACTTTATTTCGGTTATTACTGATCCGACCCTCTTGCAAAACGCCGTCCTATCGCTACCAAACCGCGCAGGGTCAACAGCCCAGACAGGCCGACGCTCATCATCAACCTCAATATCCCTGTTCATCGCAGCATCAACCAAATGAAACGGTATAATCGTATCATCGTCAGCTAACGGAAACTCACCAAGAACCCTGATCCGAAACGCATTGCTCTCCTCACCATACCGCTCACGCATCTCGTCAACGAACTCATCACTCACAAGTGGACTGTCAACGCAACTCCACCGCTGCGTCCACCAACTGTTCGCCATCCGCGTCTGGCTCTCATAAAACGTACCTGTCGAGCGCGTTGGGTTGCTGAGAAGGATTGTCGTAGCATTATGACCCGACATACTGCCAGCAGCCGCCTCAAATACCTTCTCAGGCACACCAGACGCTTCGTCAACAACAAGCAAAACATTGTCACTGTGTACCCCAGCCAAAGCCTCTGGCGTTTCTGCTCTACTTGTTCTGGCAGAAATAAACATCTCACTCGGCGCAGCCGACAGCTCAACTCGATCACTTTTTACGGTCAGTAAGTCTTGTATTGGCTTCGGCAGCTCACCGATCCATCTTTTTAGCTCCGCAAACAGTGCGTCAAACAACTGACCGCTTGTGGGGGCTGTCACAACCACCTTATTGGGAAACCGCATCAGCAAATACCACAGCATCGCCCACGAGGCAGACGTTGACTTTCCAGTGCCGTGACCGCTTCGTATGCTAATCCGACGCTCTCCTGTCGCAATAGCCTCCAAAAACTCAGCCTGATACGGCAAAGGCTCAGCGCCTAGCACTTCTTTGACGAACAGCACAGGGTCATCCATGTACTGTAACGTAAACTCCTCAAAAGGATTGGCGTCAGTCGTCATGCTCAATTACTTTCATCTCACGCTCACGATCCTCTGCCATCAATGCCTGGCGATCCGCGCTGATCTTCCGCAGAGCATCTAAGTGCAAATCGCCAAGGTTCAAAGTAATCTCAGCACGAGGGCCAGAGCCGTACCGATCCCTGTTCAGCCCAGCAGCCAACATCTTTCGAGCCTGCATCTGCTCACGAACCTTCGCAATCTGCGTACTCGATGCAGTCTCTGGAATGTTGTCGGCAATCTCAACATTCTCCTCCATCATAGCATCCGCTAAAACCGACTGCGCACCCTCCAATGCACGAGCATACTCAGGAACACTGCGGATCGTCTCGCTCAAATAGTTGCGGCTGCATTCCCATTCCTGAGCAGCCCAGGCCTTCAACGTCATGCTAGACGCCATCTCACGAACATACTCCGCACCGCCCTTTTTAGCCACATCAGCAAGTATCGTCTTTTTTAACTGCTTTCCCGCCATATCGCCTCGCTTTCACAATTTTTAAAATTTTAGACGATGCTAGCAGTTCTGGCAATAGGGGTATGGGGGGGGTGACTGCCACGGCGCTGACATAGCGTAGGGAGAGACGAGTTGTCGCGCAGTTGAGGTTGCGTGGCAGTCTGGATCAATTGTAGCATAATCCGCTAAATGTAGCCATACCCTTGAACACCGTCGCTACATTTGCGCTGAATTGTACGCGCAGAAATGCCATGGACTTCGGATGCTAAGGCAGCCGAGGCAAACTCACCCAAAGGCGTAAAAACAGCGCGTGCGCGTGGGTGGTTTTTGCGGTCACGCAAATGATCCGCGCGAGACGGTCTGCGACGACCTTTCATATCCATGTCACGCATGTTGTCTCTGTACGTCCCACCGCGCAAATGCTCAATGTTGCAGCAGCTCGGGTTGTCGCACATGTGCATAATAACATCATGGTAATCATTCCCCGCCAATCTATACACAAGACGATGCGCCAATATCGAGCGATCCGCCACGTTAAACATACCATAGCCGCCCTTCGTCTTGCCTGCCGTCCACTCGTGGCACCCATCTGATGAGGTGTCGATCTTGCTGAGAAACCGAGACTGCCATTCTGCTCTTGTCTGTAAGGCAAGCTCCTCGTTCTCACCTTTTGGGCGACGAGCCTCCAAATACCCCTTTTGGGCAAATCTGCGAAGACGCATATAACAGGCCGAACAAAGCCCTCTTGCCATCACATCATCCCGATCACAATTTCTGCACATTTTATTTTTCTCCTATGCTGTCGCTTAATAGTTAATGTGTAGTGGGGGTGGGGTCAAGGTTGTTTTGGCAGCCGTATGTGCGTTTTTCTACACACACATGCCCCCCTCTTCTGTCGCGTTGGGGGGGGGCTGCGCGGTGTCGTTTAACAGAAAAGTCGCATAATACCACATATGTGAAATGCAATAGTCAATGATTTCAATGCTTTAGGTAATTATTGGTGTAAAAGCAGCCGCATCAGCCAAGGCAAACACAACATATAGTATGCCCAATCTTGTAATTGAACGAGCGTTCAGTTATCCGCGCGTGCGTCCGCGCCTTGCCGTCGCTGTGTGTTCTGACGCGCTAATGATGTATGCCGAATGCTTCGCTGTTCTCTAAGTATTCTTTCATAGCAAGGCTGAGAGCCACTGCCATAACCTTCTTGCAGCTACCGCCTAGGATGCGCTCATTGATTAGCCACAGCATCTCTGCGACCTCTGCATCGATCTCATCCTCGTCCATGTCTGGATCGTATTCTACGACAAAAGTATTCATGCTGATAGGTTACAAACAAAAAAGGCTCGGCGCAATGCCGAGCCAGTTCAGTGAGGCAGAAAGTGCAGAAGGAAATGGGTAAAGCTCTGCACTATCAAGTACCGTCACTATCTCAGAAGGGAATAGGATCGTCAAACAGTTTCCCTTTGATGTCGATTAGCTCTGCGCCTGGGAATGATTGCTTCGCTGCCTTTTCTAATTCACCTGCCCAGTTGTCGCGGAACCAAGAGTAAGCCAACCCAACCTCACGCAGCGTCAGCAGCTCCAACTCAGGCCGCTGCTTCTTTATCGTGCGCCACGATCTTCCATCCCTCATAACGCCGAACAGCTTGCCGTCTATCTCTACCTCCCACACATCCGTTGAGGCTCTCTGTGCGCCAGTACGTTCAGCCTCAGCGTCCATCGCTTGCAGACCCCTTATCACGACTTCACAGCGAACCTTACATTCTTCTACATCGCCTGCCTCAACTGCCGCATTCATCTTAGCCACCGCACTGCCATACTTTTGCGACATCGAGACACTGACCAGTTCAGGCAGCACATCAATCCCCCACTTCTCGTCCATCTGGATTGCCAGCCTGTCAACTGGAGCCAGAGCGTAGTCGCACATGATGGCATCTCTATTCTGATTGCCATGCAATATGCGATCCGACTTCTTTTGTCTTTTTGTCTGCTTCATCTGTTTACCCTCCGATTTACCACACCTTGTTCCACACCCCACTTCAACCTAAACCACCACCCCACCACACCTTGCATATATATATGCAGGTGGTGTGGAAGGGTATTTTGTGGCTTTTCTTCCACACTTCCACACCTTACCCACACTTCGGAAAAACAAGGTGTGGAAGTGTGGCTAGCAAGTTTTATCACCCTGTACACTCCCCATCATCTGCCTGACAAAGGAATGCTTCGTCATCAAATATCCAGTCGCCTTGGCGGCTGACAAAACTGCCGAGCTGTTCATAATTTCTAGTCTTGTGAAACTGCCCGCCTGTCTTGGCTTCCATATCTGCCCACCATTGCATTCTATCTGGCTGCTCGCGCCACATGGCTGCCAGTGTTGCTTCTGACTTTAGAAAGCATCCGTCACAGTTCCCGCCGCCTTTCATTACGCGCAGATCAAACGGCTGTGACTTCCAGAATTGGTTTACGTCCTGCACCGACACTTGCGCATCGTTTAGCGGAAACCAGTTTGTCCATCTGTTGTCTGTTGAAGGCTTGACCCTGTGCGCTTCGTCTGCTCGGATGCCGACAGTGTTCGTCCACCGTTTCCATCCTTGACTGACGAGGTAGCGTTTTATTGTCAGCACCTTCATCTGCTGCGTGCAGAAGCGTTGAGCTTGGTTTGGCAGGTAATTACCTTTTGTTTGCAGAAGCTGCTCGAATGGCTCACCGTTTCTGGCTGCGCTGTTGTGGCTGACAGTTTCAAACTTCGGCATGGCTTTGCGAAACTCCAACCAAGTGATTGGCACATTCCATCTGTCTGCGCATTCTTGCACAAAGTCGAGCGTCTCTGGCATTTCTCTGCCAGTGTTTGCAAATGTGACCTTTGCTGTGTCTGGCAGACCGCCGTTTGCTTCAAGTATTTGGTGCAGCATGTATCCTGACGTTCTGCCGCCGCTGAAACTGATGAGCGTGTTGCCCTCTGGCAGCTTGTAATGATTAGACTTCGTCATGGTTCACCCATTCACCGACGATCACACACGGTGCTTCGCCGCCTTTTCGTTTGTTTGGCAGCTTGACAACTTGCAGGCTGCCAGAGCTGATCCACTGCTTGATGATTGCTTTCGTCTTCGCCACATGATTTGGCTTGCCCAGATCAAGGTCTAGCTCTGCCGCAACAGCCTTACCGACCCAGTTGTCAGCCTGCGCGTTTGCTCTGTAGGCATCGTCTGCTTCCTCTGCCTTGCCGATTGTGCGTTGCACATTGTAGAGGTTCTTAGCTGTCACGCCGTCAAACAGATCGGGCAGCTTAAACTCCGTGGCAACCCCAATGTGTTCTCCGTTTGCGATCTCTACTGACTGCATGCGTCTGTAAGTTGCCTTGTCTGATGGCGGTGCGAGGTTTGCTTTGCCGTCGTCAACTCTGAAGATGCCGAGCGCTTCGTGTTCGTCTACGCCTAGCGCGATTGCATCGTCTGGTGTTATTCTGTTTATTACTCTGGCTGCGCGTGCTGCCCCAATGAGTGATCCTGCGCCTCTGACACTGTCAATCGTTGCGTCGTCACCGTTTGTCTTTCTGATGTGATGCACGAGCTGAACTGAGCTGTTTGTGTCTCTGGCGAGCTTTCTGAGCATTGCCACGACTGCTTGGATGCTTCCGTTGTTGTTTTCGTTGACCAGATGGGCTGACACGAACGGATCGAGGATGACGACGCCGATTTTGTTTTGTTTGATGACGCGGATCATGGCTGCCAGCATGTCGTCGTTTGTGATGAGGCCGTCTCTGTTTTCTGCCGCGAGCGTGATCTGCATGGTGTCCTCGCCGTCCATAAACAGTCGGCCTTTGATGTCGTCTGGTGTGAGGCCGTAGTGCTGCATGGCAGCGATTGTGCGCATTTGCATCTCGGAAATTGGGTCTTCAAGGTTGATGACCCAGACATTTGTCTGTTCTTTTACAGGTACGCCGAGCAGCGGCCTGCCTGTCGCGATTGCTAAGGCTTCCACATTAATCAGGGACGTTTTACCGATGCCCCCTGCCGAGGCTGTGACGCTGATGTACTTTTTGATGTAGTCGTATCCGTACACCCATTCCCTACGCGGCAGCGTAAGCGCATCAAACATTTCATAGGGCGTAGGCCAATTTTGTTCTTTTGCGTCCTCTGTGGGGCTTTCTGACGGCTCTGACGGTATGTTTAGAGCTTGGTTTTGCTGCTGCATGCGTTCTTTGATTGGATCGGGCGGTGGCGTCCATCCTTTGTCCCTTGCACCGTTGATTGCCTGCTGCACTTCTTGGCGTGTGTCGTCTACCGAGTAGCCTGACAGCGTGAAGCTGTCCGTGATGGCATGGATTTCCTCGTCTGACAGCCCTTTGCTGACGTATGAGGCGACGAGCCTGATGATGTTGTTGTGCCAATCGTCGCCTGACATGACGCTTTGCGCTGCAAGCTGCCGATCCATTGCTTGCTGTCCAAGGTCTATTTCTATGCCGCCAACTTGATTGTTAGGCACTTCTTTTTTCGGGAATGCACGCATGAGGCGTTCAAACGGCTGAACGTCTCTGTCTGTGCTAAATTCTGTGCGCATTGTCACGAGTTCAGGGACGTAGCCTTTGTCTTGCTTCTTTTTGTTAGGCCATGAGACTGTGCCTGCCACGCGCATAATTCTGCTAGGATTTATGACTGCCGCGTCTGTCTGGAGGCTGGCTGCTATGGATTTTTGCACTTCTTTCCATGCGTCCATGTTTTTGCAAGGCTCTTCCAGTTCCCAATATGCATGGCCTCTGGAGAATGGCGTTGTGCCTGTCTTGACTGACATGGTGAATTTCGGCCCAGCAAAAGACATAATGTTTTCCATTGCGCCTTTTGTGTCTGCGTCTGCAAAGCAGTAGAAGGCTGCGAGAATGTCTGTGTCTTTGGCGGCTTTGCCTGCTGGTATGTCTTCGGCTTTGATTGGATCAATGGCATTGATGCACATGTAGATGTTTGCCTTGGCTGCGTTCATTGCCTCGGCGTGCTGCACTGCTTCGTCTATTTGATCGAGCCTAAAACGTGCGGCGTTTGTTGATCCAGATGGTGAGATTGCTCGTATCTCTAATAACGGCTGACCAACTTCATTCCAATTCTTTGTAATTTGTGATATGAATTGCTTAATGATGTCGGACTTGGGAGCAATTTGCATTTTGTGTTCCATTTCCATTTTTCATTACCCTCCCTGTGAGTGCCGTGGCGATCCATACCGCCACGGCATTTTTCTTAAAATTCCATGTCATCCGCTGCGACTGCTGGCGCAGGTTCAGGCTGTGGAGCAGGTGTAGGGTCTGTTGCAATGCCTGCCGCAGCACCTTCTTTGAGGCAGTCGGGCTTGTCCACCCATTTGACGACTTCAAAGACAGGGTAGCATGTTGAGCCTTTCGTGAACTTGAGTTCTTTGGCTTCTTTCATTTTGATGAGCGGCATTTGGCCTTTTGATGGCTGATCTTTTAGCTTTGGGGCTAGGTCAGTGAGGGCAGACCAGATTGCCGCGCCTGCTTGTTCCCACATTGCTACCTTGCCACCGCCGATGGCGCATTTGACTGAGATGCCTTTCTTGTAGTCGTCGCCAGGCTTTGCCATCATTTGGTTGACTGTTGGGTTCCACTTCCATTCGGGTGCAACGCCTGCAATGCCTTCTGACTTTTGCCATCCTGTTTTAAGGGTGTCTAAGTCAATGACAAAGCCAGTTGTTTGAGCTGCTTCGTACTCGTCCTTTGCCGCGCCGTCGCGGAGATAGAACTGCTTTGCTCTGATTGCACCGTCCTGCGTGCCTCGTGCTGACCAGCCGAGGAAAGTGTTGATGTCAGACCCTGTGTTGCCTAAGTCGATTTCAAACATGTTGTGTTCCTTTCACTTTGTTTGAGTTGTTGACGTTGTTGTGCTGCTTTAACCCAAGCAGCAAGGGATTACTCGAACAGATCAAACTCGTCATCGCTCCAATAGTCGGGATTGGATGCGCCGTCTGCGTCTTTTGCGATCTGCTCGTTGATTAGGTCAATAATTGCGTAGCGGCCCTCTACTGCCCCGCCTTGGCGGTACTCCACATGCGCTTTCATCTTGTGAGGCCAGAAGTTGATCTTTTCGCCGCCGATCTCTGCCTGCACATGCCACGGTGCTTCGCGGTAGTTGGGAAAGTAAAACTCTGTGCCGTAATCGTAGAGCTGTACGATCTTGCGGAACGCTATGACGTTTTCCATGAATAGATCGTCAGGGTCTGACTTCCATGCGTGTGATTTGTAAAAATTATATTCCATAAAGCTCCTCCCTGATTGCTTCTGCTCCGTTCCAGTAAAAGGTGTTGGGATTAACTGGGATAACGCCTGCAATGTCATGTCGAGTTCCCGATCTAAGGAAGCGCTCCATTCTCGTAATCTGTGTCTTTGCTTTGCTAAGTAATTCATTCGGATCGCCGTCCTCTAGGAGTGCAGTTTTCTTTGGTGTGACGTAAAGGAATTTGACTGCCTGGTTGCCTTTGGCTTTCTGGTAGATTGCGCGTTGGAGCTGATGCTCTGCTGACATGACGCTTGGGCAGCGGCCTGTCGTTTTGAGGTCTATGACAAGCCCAGCTTCTGGAAACACGAGGTCTAGAAAGCCGATGACAGGGATTTCATAGTCGTCTGTCTTGGCTGTTATGCTGATCTTTTCCTGACCTTCCTCTGGAAACTCTGGCGTGCCGTAGTCTGCCAGTGCTTCCAGGGCGAGGTTCATGCAAGGCTCGATCATGTTGCGCTCTTTGGTTGTCTTTTCGTCACCGATGGGAAAAGTCTTGTCAAACTTCTCCAGAGCGGCGTTCAGAGCTGCCTCACAGTCGCTTTTGCCTGTCAGATGGGCTACCACAGCATCCTCGGTGCAAATGCCCCTCATTGCGGCTGCTCCCATTGGCGTGCGTCTGCCGAACAGATACTGCGCAACCCAAACGTCAGGTGCGTTTGTCCAGAGGTTTATTGACGAGGCTGACAGGTGCTTAATGCCGTGCTTGGTGAAACCATTCATGCTTCTACATGCTCTTTAATAAAATATTCTTTTGGTGCATCTGCATGATTGCAGTGCGAGCTGCGCCATCCTTCTTTCGCTCCGTGGATGTGCTTTTTGCCGCACCAAGGGCATTCAAAGACGAAAGTGTTTTCTTCGCGTTTGCATAAAATTTTATAGTTAGCCATTTGTTGCCTCCTTGCCGTATAGCGCAATCAGCGCTGCCTCTGCTCTGCCGTCATCTTTGACGCGCTTAAATAGGTCTGCGCAGTCTGGAAAGCGCTGCGTTGCTAGACCTCGTGAAACGCCTTTATCGCGGTTTAGTCTGAAATGACCTTTCCACTTTGCAGGCGTGACGTACTGTATTGGGATTTTGTGAGCCGCGACTGCCATCTGCGTTGCGCCGTATGTCTCACCGAAACGAAACATTGACGACACGCCTTGGCCGCGCATTGCTGCCACCTGCTCAATAAAAGCCATGTGCGGTTCGTCACCTTCAGGCGTGAGCAGCTCGTGCAGTATGTGCAGATTAAGCTCAGTCTTGCCCTTGGCGTTCTTCAGCACAGGCATGTCGTGTATTTCTAGCTTCATGTTTGGCCAGAGAAATGCGACAGCGCCAGTGTATCCCACATCTATGCCTACGATGACAGTCATGCAGCTTCCTTAACTTTTACGCCGTTGACCTTACAGAACAGCGCAATGGCTTCCTCTGTTAGCTCACGCATTGTGCTTTCTTCGTTTCTCTTGCGCTGGACTTCACGCATACCATCAGCCAACTCGACCTTGATCCGATGGTTCCACTGTTCTTTTTGTTCTTTCATGGTTTCCCCAGTGTTGCTAGCTTCTACCTAGTAATAGTGCTAGCAACTTTTTATTGCAATAGTTAATTTTTTGCTAGCAATTCTGATTTAAGTTTGCTAGCAATGATGCATCAGAAAGGAAATGGACATGACAAAAGAAGAGCTAGAATTTCAAATCGCAACTGAACAAGCGTTCATAAACAAGCAACGCGCAGCCCAGCAGCGCATGCGCAACCTAGAGGCAGGCGTCAGATCGAGCAACATCAGCGCCGATCTGGCTGCGTTTGATATGTCGGTCTGGAAGTCCGAAGAGCGCATCGCAGAGCATGAAAAGAAAATTAGGGAGTTGGAAAATGCGCGTAAAGCAGGCTGAAATTGTAATTGACAAAGATGTAGATGTTGACCGCCATCATAACAAATTGATTGAGCATGCTCAGAGTATATCAGAAACAGGTAGAGACTTCACTTCTGATGACTTGGACGATTGCCTGAAAAAATCGCATGACGATGCTTTTCACTTGGGCTTGCTTGAGGCTTTAACTGATTTGCGAGTTGCTCTGCATCTAAAGGATGGCAAGTTGGATGTTATAGCATCTGTTTTGACCTCTGACATGAATACACACATTAGCCGCAGTCTCCCAATCGAATACTTTAGCATTGAGACAAGTGAAGACTTCGCTTGGGTAAATGAAAAAGTCTCGTATGAGGAAGACGGTGACGAAATTACGATAAAGTTTTGGAAGGAATGAAAATGAAAACTGATTGGCAAGATTACGTTATAATTTGCGGCACAGGCGCTGCCGTATTAGGTTGGATCATTGGTGTCGTATTAGGAGTTTGGTAATGACAGACAACCAAATCGCAAAGTATTTGGAGCAAATCGTAAAGCACTGCAAAGCCGCAAGAGTAAACCCAACAGCTTCAGCAGTGCATATTGATGCAATACAAGCATCCGCAGAGCATATCGTTGATACGATGAAAAGAGAACGAGCAGACGTGACAGGAGCGCCGATCTAATGGTGAACACAGTTAGTGTGAATAGACGCAACAGCATTAACATGGATAACGTAGACATAAGCCTAGACAACTTTAGAAAGGCATTTGAGCGTGACCCAACGCAAGATGAAATAGCAATGATGATGAAACTAAAGGCGCTAAAGCAAGAGCGCCAAATCAATACGAGCAACACTGGAAACTTGATGCAGCGCAGCAAGATCAGCCAAGAGCTTGCAATCGCCCGAGCAAACAAAGCCTTGAAAGACAAGGTGAAGTGTACGCCGCGTGGCATTCAGATCAACAAGATGCTGAACTACGGCCTGACTGCCGAGCAGATCATGGATGTGTTGCAGCTCACAGAGGTGCAAGTTTCCGCGACAATCGAGCGGTTCAAGCTGCCTCGCCCAGTGACCGATCTGGTGTTTCATCAGAAGGTTAGGAACTGATCGTGTGGGCCGTGCTGTAGTGTCGGGATACAAGCGGAAAGGTAGCAACCAACAAAACCGAATTGATTGCGCACCACGGCCCACCGCGACAATTTAGCAAAACAGGGAGTGAGTACAATGGAATTTTTTACCGCGTTTTACATTGAATACACCGTGCGCGACATGGATATACAGTCGTATATACTGCTGCCCTCATATGAAGCGTGTCAGGTTATGATCCGCGACAATGAGGACATGTCGGAATACATGTACGCAGACGGTGACGTTAATATGTGGTGCATTAAGACTGACAAATTGTCGCAGTCTATACGGCCTAAGCTACGCCCTAACCAGTGACTTTTGTGGTATGCTCTTAATTAGCCAACACAAGAGGAGCCGCCCTTGCCCTACAAGGACAAGGATAAGCGCGCACAACATGCGAAAGAGTACGGCGCTGAATGGTATCAGCGGAACCGTGAGAAAACTCTTGAGCGCACGAAAAAGCGAAAGAAAGAACAGCGCGATAAGTTTCAAGAATACAAAGCAGGCTTGGCCTGCTTTTTTTGTGGAATACAGCACCCAGCAGTTATAGACTTCCACCACCCAGACGCATCAGGCGATAAGAAGGTTAGTGAACTTTTACAGCGAGGGAGCATTAAGAAAGCATATGAAGAGGCCAACAAATGCATTCCGCTTTGCGCCAACTGCCATCGCATCTATCATTGGACTGAAAGAGAGGGAGAAAAAGATGAGTGACATACCAGAGTATTTTACAATCGCAGCCAAGATTGTTGAACGAGCAGAGCGCGGCTTGCCGCAAGATCGTTGGATGAGAGGCGACAAAGAGCAAGAGGCACTTGTTCGTGCCTACATTGCATTATTAAACATCTGCTCAAATATGCATGCCGACATGATCCAACGCGGATCAGACGCAATGGACATTAGCTAATCCCTGCAAAACCTTGTAGACTGGCCCTAGCCAACACAAGGAGTGCAGCATGCAAAATTTGGGACCTACATATTTAACTAGCCAATGAAGGAAAATGAGGGCGGCGCCAACTTGCCCTCATTTATATCGGCTAAGAACTATTCCGATTTTATTTCCAATGACTTACGGGTGGCGCTAACTCGGCCAATAATTTATCGCGTGTTTTAGCTGGGATGGGATTACCACCTTTGACATAAGGCAAATGATTATCTATATTATTGGTGTGGCGGCTCTGGTTTCATCCGCATTAAGACCCTACCAAGGGCCACTGGCTGACGAAGCGAAAGCAAGTTTCTGGCTAGTGCTGTGAGGCCCCTGATGCGAAAGTGTTGGGGGCTTTTGCTTTTTTGATTGCGGCTAGTTAATTATATAGGTCCCATTGATTAAGACAGCCAGCCGTAAATCTTTTGCGTCTGCTCGATCCGATCATACAGACCGTGATTGCCGCCATTGATCCGTCTGGTCAAATCCTCAATCACTCCAACATCTGTGCCTTTGTCGGCAATGTCCCATAGCTTGTTTTTGTCAAAGAACCAGATTGCGCTTTCAAATGCGTATTCGTTCTCAACCAGTGATGGGTCTTGCAGCACTTCTGGAAGGCGCATGTCTGTGGCAAACGATTTATAGTTGTTATGGCCAGTGAGCTGAATAAAACCACGGCCTAAAAACTTTGCAGCCTCTTCCTCTGTTTCGTTGCCCATACGACCTGCATAGACCTTGCCTGCCAGCTTTGCTGTATTCTTTGCATATGGCGCAGCATCCTCAACTGTCGGAAAGCGAGAAGGCCAGACAGCCTGGATACGCTCAGGCGTACTGTAATAAAGACTTTCTTTAGTACGCTTAAACCCTGCGCTTTCGTGCGAACACTGCCCAAGGATGTGAGCTGCTCGTAGCGGGCTAAAGTCATAATGCTTCATAATCGCTTTGGCAGTGTTGGGGCCGAATGCGCCGTCTGGCGTTGCTCCACACTTTGCTTGCAGCGTTTTCATTGCTTCGCTCATTTTTTCCCTCCGAAAAACTTAGTTGCTGATCGTACACCAAACGAGGCAGCTACGATCACGCCCAACGTATACTGATACCACTCAGGCATACTTTCTAGCGCGGCAAAGCCATCTGAGACTGTCTGACGCCCCCACTCGCCTGTAAAGCACAGCACAAGCGGCACAGAGAACAGTATAGTCAGCCATTCGTCTTTCCATGACGACTGACTGCCCTGCGCCATAATCTTTTCCCATTCGGCCTCTGACGTAGCTGCCGACTTCATTATTGTCGCCTTGGCTTCTGCCTCAACGAGCTTCAGATTAGCAGCCGCAGCTTGCGCATCTGCTTTGCCCTTTAGCCAGCCGCCTGCCAGCTCTGTCAGTGGGCCTATTAATGCTTGGATCATTTTGCGGCCTCCTTGTTCATCCAGATACCAAAGCAGCCTGTGAGTGCGCCCATACAGACGCTAACAAGCCCTGCTTGGCCATTCGTAGGGTCAGGCAAGGACATGTACCAGTGGACGCTTTGGTAGGTTAAGATTGTCACGACTAACATCATCAGCCGTGGGAATATTTTATAATCATCAATTATTGTTGCTGGCATATTTGTCTGCAATCCTCTTATTGCTGGTGATTATGACGACCTTTCCATCTCTGTCATACACCACATATTTGTTTACCACTTCCCCATGTATACACCTAAATAGTAAATTGCCAAAATTACGCCACAAAAGGCGACTAGCCCAGCGACAGCATAACCGATAATTTCCATCTTTTTCTGGTGGGCTTCATGCGCAGCCCTCTTTGCAGCTTGCCTTTGCTTGCGAGCTTCTAGCTGCCACTGCTGCCAGCGTTGCCATGTGCCTGGCTCGCAGTATAGTCTTACATAGCTTTCGAGTTCAGCGCGTTTCTGGCGTATTTGTTCTAATGCTTGGAACTCTTCCCAATCGCCCTCTGCGCCACCAGCGATAGCTGTGAAAGGACTGTTCTTCTTTTTCTGTACGGCTTCTTTTACATCTTCTTCCGCAGAAAGAAACTTACCCACTGCGCCGATAAGGCCCGCAGTCTCTTTACCATTACCAAGAGCAGTTTTGATAACCGAATAAGCGGCGTTCGCAGCGGCAATGCTCTCAAGTATAGCCATGTCATTTCACAAGAGCATCATTCAGCAGAATAATCTCCAGCCTTTGCACTGATAATTGTAATTCGTTAGTGGTCTTAATGTTCCACCCTATTAGGCCCATGACCGCTGCAAAAAGCACTGATATGATTGCTTTTTGATCCATCTGTTTGCGTATTTATTTGCGCAAAGCCTGCTCGATATTGTCGAGCTTTGTGAATATTGCAGCGATTGTAGTTTTCATCTCTTTCATCTCACGATCATGTGATGTCTTAGTGGCCTCTTGAAGTGACTTGAGAACTGCTATGTCAGTGTGATGCTGATTTTGCTTATTGAACATATAAACAACAACCCCAGCAATCGGCAAAACGATCCACTGCATCACAGCATTTATCATCTCAAAGTTCACTTCCATCAGTAGCTACCTTCCCACACGCGCAGGCTTTTGAACTCGTTACTCATTAACTTCCTTTTTAGCACATCTTTTACTGCTTGTGTATCTGTCCATGCTACTCCAGCCTCTTTTAGCCAAATATTTAGCATAGCCATGTCCACGTTGCCGACATGCTTGTAATCGGAAGCAAACGAGTTCTCTGTGCGTTGCCGAGCATACTCGGCGTCTTTTAGAGCTACTGTTGCGTCATGCGTCTTCTTAACAATGATTTGATCGCCATCAACGTATATTTTTTCTTTGATTTTAGTTGAGGTGTTTGCCATCTTCCCATGCCTCATTGATATCTGGTGTGGATGGATCATCAGCCTTTAGCGTACCGTCTGCCTTACGCGCACGCTTGCGCTTCGCTGGTGCTTTCTTCGCTGCAGGTTTCTTAGGCGTAGGCTTTTCAGTCGGTAATTCTGGCAAAATTTCAAGTGCATTTGGCTTAGTTGTTAAAATGCGTTTTATTTCTGCTTCTGGCAGATCAACAATATCACCGTTTTTAACACGACCCGCACATGTGGACATGCTGCGGTACTTAACTAAAACTCTCATTGCAATCTCCTTTAAAAAGAGGGGCCGCTAAGCCCCTCTAATAACGTTATGACGTTATGATGTTGTGTTATCAAACACGCCGCCGTTTGCAGCTTCGTTCTTCGCGCACAGTGTAAGTTCTGTGACAACTTGGCGTTTTGTTGCGTCACCAGTTTTCGCCAACTCAATGTTTTTAGTTGGACGCAATGTTGCAACTTCCCACATGTCGTCTTGCATGATGAAGACGTCACGAGAACGGTTCTCACGAGAAGGCATGAACTCAATAGTTCCCCAAGGAGTTACATACACTGCAAGTGACTTAACAACACGCTCGTCGCCAGCTTGCACTGATGAACGCTGGTTGTTGTTACCTGTGAAACCTAGCGCAACATTCATTTGGAATGCTGATAGGTATACAGTGTCAGGATTGCCACCGTTTTCCCAGATAGACTGCATAACACCATCAAAGCGTGCTTGTGAGAACGCGATCAATGTTGTTGTTTCGTCTGTACGAGCGTCTGTGCCGTCACCAGTTGGGTCTGCACCTTCGTTAGCACCAAAGTCTGTGTTTGATGTCAACCATGCAGGCGCACCAGCAAGCTCACGCGCAACAGTTGCAGAACCCGCAACTTTTGCGTTGTTGTCGAAAAGTGCTTTCTCGATGTCAAGCTTTTGCTCTTTGGCGATCTTCAGTGTCTGATACGCAATTTCTTGCGCACGACCCGCTTTGTCCAAACCTTCATCTGTATCTGGAACAGTTACAGCATTCTTAAAAATTTGGGTTCGGTTGTTTAGGCGTGATGTAGCTGTCGCCGCATCTGCAACTGTATCGTCACCTTCGATATGCGCGTTTGCTGCGCTTGAACGCAACGCATCAGTTTGCCATTCAACCAAAGTGTTTGACGCAGATGTTTTGCGACACTTCGTGTAGAACGGTGTTTCTTCTGGTGAGATGTTGGTGATGATATCACTCAAATCCTCACGGATGCCGACAGCATCGTAGCTGTCAAATGTGTTGGTTGGTTGTGCCATGGTTTCTTACTCCAGTTTAAGGCTTCATCATTAGACTGAGGGCGTCCTCAATCCGACCAGATTTACGCAGCTTAGCTTGCTGCTTCTTGCGAGCCGCAGCTTCACCATCTCCTGCACGACGCTTAGCGCCAGCCTTCACAACAGTCTTAGGGGCTTCGCCCTTGGTTGCTTGCAACTTCTTGTCCTGCAAACGACGCCATTTCATTGCATCGTTCAATGCACGCACATAACGCGCATCAGTCACACCTTGAATTTCTTGTTCAGTAAATCCGTAATGTGACCCAGTTTTTATCAAGTCAGCCTTGAGCTTGTCGCCCTTTTCAGGATCGGCAATCTCAGGGATGTGCTGCTGCAAAAGTTTAGCTTGCTCTTGCAGGTAGGTTTCCCGCTGCTGTTGAGCTGCTGCATTTTGCTGCTGCTGTAGTTGCTTTATTTGTGCAACACGTTGGTTATACTGCCCTACTTGCTCATCATAGTTCATTTTAGCTTCCATATAACCAATGGGGTCACTATCGAACATTTCCTTAGATGGAGGTTTTGGTGGCGTCATACCAATTTGTTGTGTCGTCTGTTGCAGCTGCAGGAATTGCTGTCGCTGCTCAGCTAATTGTTGCGCTTGTGCCTTGTTTTGCTTTTCAAGTTGCGCAACTTCTTGCATGCGTTGATTGATGTAACCCTGACCCGCAGCCGACTGTTTCAACTGATCCAGTGTCCACATTTCTTCTTTGCCGTTTACTTTAACGGGGATGAAATTGGTTTCCTCAGTCGCTTCAATCTCTGGAGTGGTATCTAATTCAACGTCATCTAAATCAACATCGTCATCATCGCTCTCAAACTCTTGAGTTGGCTCTTCTGCTTCAGTTGGTTCATCAATAACCTCAACCTCTTCTGCTTCGGCTGCCTGCTCAACAGGTGCCTCGGCTTCTGGGGCTTCAGTCGGTTCAGTAATTAGGCTTACTGCTTCCTCAATAGTAGTCGCATTTTCCACGGTGCTACTTCCTTATTTTTTACGATCTAAAAGTGTCTCTGCCGCAATCGCGGCGTCAAGGTTCACTTCGATCAAGTTAAGCGCACGAATGATTGCATGCGCCTCTTCACGCCGCTCAACTTCGTGAGCTGCGCTGTTTGCAAAAACCATCATCTGGCTTTCACGAACCTCTTGAACGAACTGCCCGAAAGCAGTGTCGTTCTTTAATCTTTTGGCCTCATCAGCCTTTATGCGTATGTCTGTACTCACGCTCACCGACCTCTAGCAATGTTTGCAACTTGGCGCACTTTGTCTTGCTCGGCTTTGATCCGCGCAACATCTACGTTTGTGCCATACTGACCATAAATTTTAGCCGCATCAACCAAAAGGTCTTGGGCCATTTGGTCACGCTTGCGGTCATCTTCTGCCGCAGCTTTCTGAGCATCCAACTGCATTTTCATTGCATCAGACTGCATCTTAGCTTGCGCCTTGATTTGCTCAGCTTGCAAGAATGCTGCATTCGGATCAGGCTGACCCTGTGCCATCTGCGCCTGCTGTTGCTGCTGCAACATCAACATCTGCTGTTCAATCTCAGGTGTGATCGGTGCAAAGTAGCGTTCTGCATTACGGACACCTGATGCGGCTAGAACGTCTGCCAGAGTGTTACGAATGTTTGTCAGCGAAACCAACCCATTCATTGGGCCGTAGTTCTGATATACTTGTTGCTGGATTTGCAAGACGCCTTGCAGCGCGGCAGCTTTTTCTTGCTCTCTGCCAGTGCCTAAGCCAACATTCACCTGCACATCCATGTCTGCGTTCCAGACACGCGGATCAACAGGCACGAACTGTCCATTCATGCGCATCAGTTGCTCTTCGTCTGTGTGCTTAACATGCAGACGCAGTAGTAGGCCGAACATACGACGCATGCCCTCTGACAGATTGCGAACCATAACCTCAACCTGCGCAGCAGCCGCATCAACTGTTGCTTGCACACCTGCCGCAGTGGTTGACTGCATGGCATCTGGATTTAGTGCGACATTCTGTGACACGCCTGTTTTCTGCTCAACCAAGCCATCCATGTACTGCAATGCGCTCAGCGTCTGCCCTGCTGTGAATGGCACTGCTAGGTCTTGAACTGCCCCAGCCTGACGCATACGCACAACGGCTCCAATTTCGTTGTTAAGTACATCGTCAATATTGACAGCGCCGTCGACGATCCCAATGCGTGGGTTGTTTGTCATGGCTACGTTATCAAGGATGCCACGAATGATGGCTGTGGATGCATCTTGGTCATCCATAATCAACTCAGCAAGTGAGCGGCCATACATTGTGTGCGGCTCTGGATCGACCTCAAAGACAGCAAACGGCACTTCGTCTACACGCTCAAAGTCTAGCATCTTGTAGTTTGATCCACCGCAGATAAAGCGGTGCAGAACTGGAACGCCTGTGCCTTCTACGTCCAAACGCATATAGGCTTCAGTAATTGCCACGTTGCGCATTGCTGGATCGCCTGACTGATCCTCGTAGTCGTCTTGAGAGTAGCCACGACGTTCAATGTCTTCTGCCTCAGATATGTCTGACGCGCCGTACAGGCTGTCTAGGTCATAGACTTCCTCAAATGGGTAGCCCATCTCTACAAGCTCACCTACACGAACCTCAGAGCGGTGACAGACAACGTAAGCATCTTCTAGCGTCCGAGCCTGTGAGTTTACGAAAAACTCCTCTGGCGGCACGCTCTCAATGCGCAGCTTGCCCTCTGGAATGGATCGGCTGACTTTTAGCGAGTAGCTTGGCAGCTCAACTTCCATGCCCATCTGATCCATCTCAACTGTCATGGTCATTGTTTCTTCAATGACTGAGATGCCCATATCAGACAGGATGTAATCACGCTCTTCTTGCGTTAGGTCTGTGTAGCTGTAAGTTTCTGTGCGGTATCGAGTGTCCCAATAGACTTTCACGATCCCTTGCTTTTTGACCAGAGCGTCATGAAATGCATCGTTTAGAACGCGAAAGCCGTCATTCTGATTGAACACATAGTGCATATAGTCTGTCGCCTGCTCGGCAAAAGCCACATCCTCTGGGCCTTTGGGGATGAACTCAACAGGCCGAGCAGTTGACATGAATACGCGCATCAAGCTGGGTTTGACTGCGCGTACTGTATCGCGAACCTTTGTTGCTACGACGCTAGACCGTCCGTCTTCGTAGCCAATATCAACCTGACCGTCAAAGTAGCGCTGGGCTTTGATGCGGTCATGTGTGATCTCGCTTTCCACAAAATCAACAGCCTGCGCAATCGCGTCTTGAACGATCCCTTCAACTTCTGTGAAACTTTTTGCTTTAGGTTCCATTCTATTCTCCGCGAGTTGCGCCGTATGTCATTACGCCTGCTGTTGTAAGCGCATCCACGATCTGCTGCGCTCTTGTCGGGTCTTGTAGTCGCTTGGCTTCATTTAACAATATCGGCACAATTTTGTCACGCTCTGCGCCTTGCATTGTAAGCAATTCGCCAATCTCTCTGTTAAGGTTTGAGCGACGAGAGCCATATAGAACTTCGTTAATCATGCGATTGACAGGCTCATTAATAATGCCTTGGTAAGCTCTGCGTAACGGTGAGGGAGCCTGCATGCTATCAGGCTCACGAATGTCTGCTAGACTTTCACGAGCCTCCTCGCGGAATGCTGTCTGCGAACCTTTCAGAACATCGCTGCGTGTTCCAGAAAATTCTTTTTCCGCAAACAAACGCTGAATAACTGCGTCGGCGTCAGGCTTACCAAGCAAAAGCTCTAACTTTTCGCGGTTCCATGCCTTATCAAACTGCTGCCAAGCTGACGCAGCGTCACTGCGGGATGTACCCATCAGAGCTGCCAGATACTCACGAGCGCCCTTCTTGTAAGCGTCAACCTCAACTGGCTTCATTTTCTTCAGCATGTCTGATAGGTCTTGCGGTGACATTGCAGACGTTGCCCCACCAGAGAAAGTTTTTCGACCTTCGTCCAATGCACGCTGAATTGATGAGCTTTCTGCGTAGCCTGCACGAGCTTTTGAGTAGTTAGGTATTGTGTCCAGACGACGATCCATGTCATCTATCAGTGGCATTAGTTGGCGCACTTTGTTAGACTGCCCAGCTATTTTTGCAGATGTAATTGCATCCGACAACGCGCTTCGAGCGTTATGCAACTTCGTTGCTGAAATTTCGCCTTCTTGGCCTAAGTTGCGCAAAACTGTGTTTAGTGAACTTTTGACGTTGCTAGCTGCCTCATCTGCCATCATTACGATGCCAGAACGCAACGCACTTACATCAAACTTTTCTTCTGACGCTAGTGCGGCATCATACATTGGGCCAAGCTCTGAGGATTTACGAGCAGCCTCTGCTTGTCGAGCAGCATATGCAGCCTCTTCTGGCCCCATTGCTTCAGTGATTGTTTCTGTTACGCGCTCACCAGCACCGCCAGCACGCTCCTCAATGCGACGCCCTAAAACGTCTGCGCCTTCGCCCTGCATTGTTGCCAAGCCTTGAGCCACACTGCGAGGCGACCCTGGGATGTCGGCAATCATGCCCTCTGGGCCGAGAGACTGTAGATATTGCTGAATATCTTGCCCAGCAACCTGTGGGCGCTGAACTGCGCGACCCATACGGCGCAAGGCTGCCCCGCTAAAGCCCTGTTGCCCACCACGAATAATGTCTTGAACACCGCGAGTTACACCGCCTGCAATCTGCCCAGCAACTGGGGCAACTGCACCTGCCAAGCCGCCAATAATTGGTGCAGATGGTGGGACATTTGTAACACGAGGGACAAAGCCGCCTTCGCCCCTACCAAATTCAGGTAACGATGCAACTGCTGCGCCTGTGCCTGCGCTAGTTGCCATTCTGCCAACTGTTCCCATTCCTTGGGTGAGTTTGGCCACACCGCCAGCAGGCAAGACTGCGCCTGCTACGCCGCCAGACAGTTCACCTTTTGCGTACTGCTCAGGCGCTGCAACTTGCAAAGCCTCGTCAATACGACGCTGTAAGTCCCGATATTCCGCGTATTTTGCACGCGCTGCCTCAACATCTCCTGACCGCAGAAGCTCGTTTGCAGCATTGTACGCGCCACGAGCTTCGTCATATAGGTTCATAGTCACACCAGAACGAAACCCGCCATATGTAGCGGCAGTTTCTAATCTTGCTTGCTCGGCTGTCTTTCGGCTTGCTCTGGCGCGATTTAGGGCTTTCTGTTCTGCATCAGAAATGGTGCCGTTGCGCTCTAACTCTTCAAGAACCTTGATGGCTTCTAAAACTCGTGACGCCTCTGCGTATGTTGTCTCATTTGCCATCAGTCAATTACTCCCTCTTGCTTCAGAATGTCCATTGCGCCTCCACGATCAAGTGGAGCTGTTTCTGTTGGAGCTGAGTTAAAGAAAGTTCTCACATTAGCAAAAGGATTTGGCAGAGCAGACATTTGACTGTAGGCTTCTGATGGAGTTATTGTTTGGTCAAGCGCTTTCTGGGCAATCTCACCAACTTTTCGGTCATGCTCAAGAAGCGCAATCATACTTTCAATAATCAATTTGTTGCCGCCAGGGCGCGCGGCAATACTTGGCAGTGATGCCTTATAAAGAGCCAAGTCTGCGTCAGAGATTGTGCCTGAACCTGGAGGTCTTTGCGCTGGAACAAGCTGACTAATAATCGCTTCAGCCGCTGCCGCAGCGTCTCCTCTGAAGTCGCCCAAGCCAAGTGCATTGGCTCGTGATGCCAGTCCAGCCATAATCCCAGTATCTGTCTGGTCAAGCAAGCTGCCAAGGCGCTCAACTTGTGCCATGTTCCGATCTGCCGCGCGTCCAACATTGCGTATTTCACGCAAGTCCTTAACATCGCCCTTTTGTGCCTCTTCTGCAAATGGCGTCAACTCAGGTTGCATGCCGCCTACGGCGTCAATATCAACAATTTGCCCACCTTTACGCTTAACAGTGTATGGCGCATTTGGATTAAGTTTGACGCCTGGAACTAATTTCATAACTTCAGCGCCAGTCATAATCATACTTGTATCGCCAACTTGAGAGCCTTTGCTTCTTTGCGCCAAAACAGCGCTCATCACATTCGCAGCCGATTTAGGATTGGCTTCTACTGCCGCAGCAATATCTGGATAGCCATTCTTTTTCAGCCACTGAATTGTTTTGTTGACACGAGCGCTTTGAACGCGCTGTGCGCCACGCTGCTGGATCGCTTCACCTGCACGCATTTCTGGCATAATAAGTGGATCAAGTGCTGCCGCAAACTGCTCAAAACGAGATAATCCTGTTTCTGGATTGCGCTCGGATGCAAAATCTAACAAGCCTTTAATTCTACTCATTCTGCCTTGCGGCTGCGCCTGATTTGCTGCTGCCGCTGCTTTCTGCGCTGCTGTGTTTGTTCCATCCATGCTCGTACCTCCTTGCTGTCCAGCAAAATCTAGCAGCCCTTTTAGTCTTGATCCACGAAACTGCGCAATGCCGTATGCACCCATGCCGCCGCCAGCAGGGTTGTATGCATTTGGGTCTAAGTGCGCATAACTTTCGGTCATTAAGTTGCCGACAATCCCTGACGCTTGTGCAGGCGTGAAACCTTGGCCTGTGAAGTATTTATAAGCCTTTATGACATTTTGAGGCAAATCTGGAACCTCTTGGTTCATGCCTTTGAAAACCTCAAGCGCATACTGCTTACGCCGATCTAAGCCATGACCGCCAGCGCGTTCATACTTTTGTTCAAACAGCTCAGCATAGTCTTGCGGTGTGATCGCACCAGCAGACTTGAAAGCGTCCATTGTCGCGCCCTCAGGCCCACGCAGCTCTTGCATCATGTAATCAAGCTGCGTTTGGAAAGGTATGTTGTAATTCACCGCCATGCTTTGCCTTACTTATACCCAATTGCCTTGCGTTTTGCATCCATGAAAGGACGTATGACGTATTTCAATGCAGGAACCTTACGAACAACTTTTGCAAATTGAGCGCCGTACTTATCGTATGCATTAAAGAACCAATCAGGTGAATGGCCCACAACCCAATCGCGGAACTCCATCCAGCGAGGATCGTCTTCGCCGTAAACTTCACGCGCTACCCAACACAGCGTTGGCAGCATCGTCGCGGCTTGTAAGTAACTAAATAAGCCAGGCTGCGATGTTTCCGTTGTTGTCGATTGATTAGGAACAACCCCAAGCGCTGCCAGTGGCGCAGTAAGTGATGCCTGTGGCGCACCTGTATATCCTGCGTATTGCTGACGCGCTGCGTCAATTAACGACTGCTGCAATGCCTGCTGCATTAGGCCTTGACGCTCTTGCGCTTGAGTAATTGCTTGACCTGTCTGGAACGCTTGCCGACCTAAGCCACCAAGTTGACCTGCGTAACCTGCGCGTGCAGCGCGATCACGCATTGCTGCGTCCATTGCTTGGGTATAGCCCATCTGACGTTGTTGCGCTGCAATGTCGCCTGCCATGCGTCCGTATTCGCCTGCAAGCACGCCTTCAGCTACGCCCTGACGAGAACCGCCAAACGCACGCGCTGCTGTTGCCTGTGCGCCTAGCGTATTCATAGCCATCTGACGTTGACGCTCAATGTCTTGCTGCGTGCGGTCAATGACCTCTTGCTGGTATGGATTAAAGTAAGCGCCGACTTGCAAGGGCGCATTCATCGCTTGCTGTGTCCCGCCAATTGCTCCCTGCAATGCGCCAGCCGCTGCTTGATTTACGTTAAACCCCGCTTGCGGTGCCATTGCGGCAGGTTGGTATGTTGCATCTTGCTGCGCATTTGGTTGCGCCGCTACTGTTGGTGCTGGTGCTGCTGCGCCCATGTTACGCTTCCTTTTTGATTAAACCGACTGCAAAGAACTGCGCAGTGCGGAGTGTGAAGTTGATTGCGCCTTTAAGTGTGCGCTTCTTACCATTTGCAAAGGCAATGTAATCGCGGAACTCTTGGTAATGTTCGTGCGCTTTGCCTTGCTCAATCTTTTTGCGACCTAAGTGACGATAGCCTCTGCGGATTGCTTCGCCCCACCACTTGTCGTGCAGAACGTTCATACACCAGACGACTGCTTCGCGCTTCATGCTTGGCGTGAATGCGCCAGAGCTGACTGCGTGTGTTGCGACTACGCAGCCACCGCCCGATGGCGCAGGTGCGTTGCTCTGGTTATAAAGTTTTCCATCCACCTCAACTACTGGATCATCTGCCTTGTTGAGGACTGTGCCAGTAGCGATTGTTGTGCCTGTCGGTATGACTGTTGCTCCAGAGCTGGTTGTGGGGACAAAGTTGTCATTATCATTGCCCGTGTCAACCACTGGTGCTGTAAATGCGGAAAGGTCATCGGCGGCAAGAACAGTAGACGCAAAGTCTTGCTGCTGCTGCGTTGGTAGTTGAACCCCAAACGGATCGTCGTCTGCCGCAGCAACACCTGCCTCAAACGTAGGTGTGAAACTTGTGTCAGATGGAGCAGGCTCTGGAGCGGGCGCTGGGGCTGGGGTTGGCGTACCGACACCCTCCGCATTTTCAGCGTAGCCCTCATAACCGCCTGACGTTAGCTGCTCATCTGACCAGCCATATGTATCTTTAAGGATCGCAGCAACCGCTGCATTTTTCTCAGATGATCCATCATACGTTGGTGGTGGTGGCGTTAGATCATCTCCCATCTGAGAGAAAGTTTCAGTCTTTGCTGCAAGGTCAGCATTTGTTGGCGTAGCTGACGTATCAGTAAACCAGTTGCTGATGTCGTATGTGCCATCATCTTGTAGAGTTGAACCTGCCGCCTCTGCAAAGTTCTCACCTTGCTTTTCTACTGCACCTTCAAAATCAACTTTCTGATAAATATTGTCGGCAACTTCACCGACAAGCCCAGGAATGCCCAGTAAGTCAGTGCTTAACTCACCTGTCACAAGAGAGCCGCCATAACTGCCAGCGCCACTTGGGTCATCAAAGGATGGCTCACCACCTGTTAGGGTTGTAAGCGCATCGCCAATAGTAGCATTCGCATTGCCTAGCTGGTTCATGTAGATTGCGTCTTGTGCAAGCTGCGCGTCTTGATCCTGATTGATTGCGTCAATCTGAGATTGCGTTAAAACATCAGTTGCAGGATTATAAGTCGGATCGCCAATCGCTTCCTGAATAGTATTAACATATGTATTGTACTCAGGCGCAGATAAGGCCGATCCCTGCATGTTCATCTCAGCGACAGCTAAATCACGCTGACGATCTGCCTCGCGTATGTCTGCAACAGTGCCAAGTTGAGAGTAATCAATCGGAGCTGCAACATTAGCGCCCACCTGACCTGTAACTGGGTCAATGAACAAGCTCTCCATGAGATTAACCTGCGCTGGGCGTCTTGCAGTAAGCTCACCAAGTGCTTGGTCATATAGTGGCGCAGATGAATACCCCCGAATGCCGCCAGCAAACTCTTGCGGGGCTGGCATGCCTGCCATTGCTCCACCCGCAGGAGTTGCCAAACCGAAAGCGCCTGCCTGACCTGCTACGTTTTGAAACGCAGCCTCTTGTGTTGGCGTAAATGCTGCAACGTCTGGGCCGTAATAAGGCACATACCCAATTTGACTGATGACATCTGCACGCGCCAGATTGCGCTTTGCTGCTTCTTCAATATATTCAGGGACTTGAACGCTTGACGTTGTTGAGCCGCCTTTACCGCCTGCCATTATTTAAACTCCTTAACGTAAGAGGAATGCATGGTTTTCCAGCCGTGCTTCTCTAATGGTTTTTTCCAGCCAAAGCGACCAGTCATCGTAAGTGCTTCACATCCTTGCGCTTTGGCCCACTGTATCACATCTTCATGCATATCCAAAATCTGATCCAATTCGCCCCCGCCCAAAAAGACGTTAAGCAGCTTTTTCTTCGGATATACCACAATTTCAGTAACGATACACCCCTTGGGTGCAGGCCACAACTGCATGGTTCCTTTATGTAAACCTTCAGCCACGTCAATAAAGTCATGCGTGCCGCCAGAATATTCTAGCGCAGCCTCTATCCAAGGACGGCATCTTGCAAGCTCATCTATCTGAGTATGCGCATTCATCCGTGTAACCTCGTTATTGCGATTGTTGATGCAGGCGCAGCAGGCGCAAACGCTGTTGCCACTGTCGCATCTAAAAACCCGCTTGTGCTGTCTACTGCCCACATGGCTTCTAAATAATCGTTAGCACTCACATCAAAGATCGCGGAGCGCGACACAACTAAAACAGAGCCGTTTTGGTGCAGCGCGTTCTTCATCGTTGACCCCGTAACGTCAGTACCGTTTATGCGAGGCCAAAACCAGAAGTTGACTGTGCTGCTAGATGTTGATGCAATCTGCGCGGAAAAGCTAATCATGTATTGACCCGCTTCCTCAAAGACAATGCGCGAGGCAGGCGTGCCGTTTGTTACGCCTTCAGCAATGCTAGAAGTGTACGTTAAAGCGTACGCTGTGTTTATGGCTGCTGCTGTCTGGTCTGCCGTCACTGCGCCAGCGTATTGACCATCCTCAAGAACAACCTGAACCCAAGCGCCATCTTTGGATACGACAGGATACTT